TACTTTTTTCACGCTGGCTTCATTCATTGACCTGTGATCTTGAACCTTATCGTCTTGAAAACGATAGGTCCTTATTTTGTCGCCTCTCATACCAGAGCCGACTTGCTTTTGTCTATCTTTGCTTACCTTACTATTATACACTGATTGTAGGTTCTCTACAACCTTTTTGGATAAATCGGTCAGGGCTTGCCCGTAGCTGTTCTCACGACTACGACATTGTGCGGTGACTATCGTACCTGACGGCACGTGTGTCAGTCTACAACTGTTTTGATGCTTGTTGCGGTGTTGACCGCCGGCACCTGTGCCACTATACCATTCAGTCTTTAAGTCTCGTTCGTTGAGTGTGAACTGAGGCACACTAGGGTCCACGATTGCGACTGTGACTGTGCTTGTATGTACACGACCCTTGCGCTCTGTGGGAGGGACACGTTGAATACGGTGTCCACCGGCTTCATTTTCTAAGCCGGATAAATCAGTACCTTGAACTTCTAAGTGAACTTCGCCAAGATACTCATTTATCAGGCGAACTGCTCAGCTTTTACGCTCAGCAAACTTCTTATATGCGTTTGCTAAGTCACGCACAAACAACTTACTATCCTCTCCGCCTTCTGCGGCTCTAATCTCAATTACTCGTTTCATATTGTTCTCCTAAATCTATTTAGTGTTTTTAATTATTACCATTTTAATTGCTAAATTCTCATAAATATGAGATAATATATCTATGGGCGCCAAGCTATCTCATTCATCTGTTGTTAATAAACTTAAATCATTGGACAATGGTATCTCAATTACTGGAGAATACTTAGGATCATTGACGAAGACTTCATTTAAATGCTCGAACAATCATAATTTTACTTCTACTCCAAATAGAATTTTTAACGGCGTTGGTTGTCCAACTTGCGTTATAGATAGTACCCGTCGTACCAAGGAATCAATTAACTTAGAGATAGCAGATAGAGGAATTGAACTCATAGGCGATTATACAAACGCTAAGAGTAATACTTTATTCAAGCATATCTGCGGTTATGAATGGCTATCAAACTCTAATAGAATTCTACGCGGCGGTGGCTGCCCGGCTTGTGTAGAACATATCTTTAAATGGAATCTACCCTCACACGGCTATCTACTTAAATTCGATAGTTTTATCAAATACGGAATATCAAGTAATCTACAAGGGAGACTTTATGGTCATCGTAAGAATGGCGATTATGAGGTCATCGCAACTAAATTATTTTCTACTGGTAGGGAAGCATACGAATGGGAGAAGTCTATTAAGACTAACTTCGGAGGTAGCTTTGTCTCTAAGGATATTTGCCCAGACGGGTTTACTGAGACATTATCCCTAGAGCATCTTAACTTAGTATCCGAGACCCTCAGGCCGCATACCAGATTTCCTTGAAGCCTTCCGATTCTGTTGGTGGCTCTGCTTCTAACTGAGCGGCCATTTGTGATACTACGTGCCAAGGGATTGTCTTACCAGGGCGTGAATCTAAACGGCGCTTCAATTCGTCAGTAGCAGGAGTCTTGAACACCACAGCGATAAAGTCATATTGATCGTTCATCAAGGTGTTGAACTTCTTACGACGACTACCAACTGTAGTTGAAGTTTGGTCCCAGATAATGTCCAGCTTGTTAGCTTGACATATCAAGGCTTGGTTAGCCATCAATCTGACTGCTACCTTCATATAATCATCAAACACTTCCGAGTAAGTCTTGCCTACTTCCTTGGCGTGTGCTTCTACAAAGTTGTCAGTAGATACCACAGGGATATCCTTAGCCCAATCTTGATTCTTGATCCAAGTACTCTTGCCACTGCCAGGCACACCGACTAATACATAACACTTGTTCTTCATTAAATATCACCTTCGTGTGTTGGTGGCAGAATTATTCCGCCGTTACTATATTGATATGGTTGCCCGTTGATCGTGTGTGGCTCGTTCTCGTCATAAGTCCAACCTAGTGCCCGCATCATACGATGCTTGACTAACAAGTTAGGACTACGGAACACTTCTGTATCGCGGAAGCCCAGCATAACGCCAACTTCACATACAGCGCCACTACGACATACACCAGCGTGACAATGAACGATAACGTTCATACGATTTTCTAGAGCGTGTTGAAGTAAGCGAACCAACTCATCTGCTTGCTCTTGACTACAACGCATCGCCTCGTCAAGCACTTGGTCAGTTTCCTCAACATCGAGAAACTGAAACTGATGTACTTCACGAAACTTGTAATTAGGCGTAGGGAAATCTCCAGGCGGGTCGCAAATTTGAATCAGCATGGAGTTAGGACCAGCGTCCATGTGTGTACCACGCTTGATATCAATTAACGATGTGTTTTGAATCCAGGGGTTCAACATTTTGTTCTCCAAATAAAATTCCCACTAATGATAGTATATCACAGTGGGAAGTTGTTGTCAAGTAAGTAAAAAGTATTACTGGTAAATAACTTCGGTCTCGTCCTCTAAGATTTCTAAGTCGTCTTGACCGTTAGTGTCTATCAGCAAGTGTAGTCTAGGTTCAGTGCCGCCGTTGTGTACCCAGTGTACTAAGCCAGCATTGAAGAAGTAAACGCTACCGTCTGCCGCCATGTGATACTCAACATCGCCGTTCTTTGTCTTTGCGCCGAACTTTACATCAGGGTTAGTAAAGATAGGAATGTGATAACGAGTAACATAACTAGGGTCGTAATCAAAGTGAGGTTTGATTGTGAAACCTGGTGCGATTACTGCTAGTCTAACACGAGTCTTAGGCGACTTGAAGCCGTCTAAGATTTCAGCAAGCATACCGCTATAGTGTTCGTTACGCTCAGTGTAGTTGTATTCGTCTGCTTCGTTTACATAAACGTCACTGTCACGCTTCAATCTGCGTTGACGACTAAAGATACTGTTACTAGTTTCTTCTAGGCGCTCACGTGAAGTGTTCATCTTTTCTTCAGGAATACTAGTCAAGTAAAGTTGCTTGAACGCTTCGCCTACTAACATAGGACTGCCTTCTTCTTTGAAGTAGTTGTTGCGACAGAATTGATTGGCTAACACGAATCCTTTTTGATTGCTATCACTCTCTTCGCTGATATTGATATCGTTAAAGCGAGAATAATCAGTATAGCCGTTATCAATAATATACTTGCGCAGACGCTCAAGATCAATACGCATTTTGATTTTTGCGTAGTGTGGTAGTTGTTTTCTTGTTAATCGTTCTGTCATAGTGTATTCTCATTTAATTCTAAGTTTGGAGGTATCCAGTCTAAACGAGCTGGCAATCTTCCAAAAGAATAAAAGTATTCCAAGTCTGACATAAACTGTTGTTGAACATATGGCTTGTTACTTTTATCAGTTTTTGTTAATAAACTAACGATATCTTTTCGTAGGTCATCAACGTTTGTTATTTGCTTCACATCAATATGCTTATGCAGCAAATTATCTGGGTCACATCTTAAATCATTAAAAATCCAAAAACATCTATTTTTAGATGGCAAAACTTTATGCGCTATTCCGGATGATGGGAATGATATTCTATCAAACGGCTTAATCTCAATAGTTTTGTATTCTCTACGAGAGAACTTGAATGGATGAGTTTCTGTGGTTCTCAAATCTACCCAAGGATAGTATATCATTTTGAATGGTTCCCAATTTTGGTAATCTTCTAATGAATATGGCACACATATGGTATATGTCCATGAACTCCACAATCTCCAGTTTTTAGGATCTTCTGGCTCACTACTTGGATTTAAATGAATCTGAACCCCTTCATCATTATCACTAGGAATTACTTTATGACTGACAAAATACTTAGCATATAAATCAATGAACGGCTGAACATGGTCTGGAACAGTCCAGCTAGGATCCCACCATCTGCCAAATTTTTTAAACTTATCATAATACTCTGTTTTGGCATAGTTGCTGTCACGCCAAAAAGTGTATGCTCCAGTATGGAGATTAGATTCCTTATCTCTCAACATCATTTCGGCAAATGATTCTTCTGGTGTTTTTGTCATAGTAGTGTATTTATACTGTGAATAATGT